CTAGGTCGTCGCAGTGCTGGCACACTTAAGCTCAGCACCGACAAAAATGGCCTAGGCGTTGAGATCTATCCGCCAGACACCAGCTATGCCAAGGATCTGCTAGCACTCATTCAGCGCGGCGATGTCAACCAAATGTCATTTGGATTTATCGTCAGAGCTGACGAGTGGACAATCGAGGAAACAGTGCGAGTGCGGACCGTGACAGATGTCGAGCTCATCGAGGTCTCCGTCGTCACCATTCCCGCATACCCGGACACCACGGTCGCGATACGGTCGCGTGATCAGTGGAGCGCCAGCCAACTACGGCTGAGCGTACATTTACGAGGCCGAAAATTGCTTATGTCGCAGCTCGGCTGCGCAGGGAGGATTGTATGAGCGTATCACGTCGCGACCTGCTCGCAGAGCGAGCACGTCTAGTTGAGCAGGCCAAGAGCTACCACGAGTCGGCAGCGACCCGTGAGTGGACACCAGAAGAGACCGCAAAGGTCGATGAGATCGTTGCTCTCATCGCAGACCACGATGCTCGCATCGCGGCTATCGAGCTAGCAATGGCTGAGGAGGTCTCTGGCGAAGAGGCACCAGCAGAAGCGCCAGCAGCAGATCCAGCAGCTCAGCAGCAGGCAGCTCGCGCACGTCTCAGCGATGTGCTCAGCGCAAGCTCGCGTCGCACTCGCCCAGCACCAGTGGGCGTGCCAATGTTCACGCGCGACCTCGACGACAAGCGCGCCAATCGGGACCGTGAAACAGCTCTTTGCGGCTGGTTCCTTGGCAACGATGCTCGCCCTGAGCATCGCAGCGCAGCTCAGCGCTCAGGCCTCAACCTGGGCAGCAACCGCATCGTGCTGACTCGCGCCAACTCGACCAGCTCCTCTGCCGGTGGTTACACCATCCCGCAAGGCTTCTTGGCTGAGCTCGAGAAGAAAATCGTTTATTTCAACCCATTGCGTGATGTCGCTCGCGTCATCCGCACTGAGTCGGGCAATAGCCTGCCATTCCCGACGATCGACGACTCGGGCAACCCCGGTGCGATTGGCGCGGAAAACACCGCACCATCCGCTACTGACATGACATTTGGTCAGATCATCCTCGGCGCATACCGCACCGAGTCGCTGGTGCTGCTCAGCAATGAGCTCCTACGTGACTCTGGTTTGGACCTTGCGACCGAAGTAGCTGGTCTGCTCGGCGAACGTCTCGGCCGCAAAGAAGCCACCGACCACGCAACTGGCAACGGCACGACTGCTCCTCAGGGTGTAGTCACCGGCTCCAGCGCTGGTGTTGCTGGCGCGACCACAACCACCATCACGTTGGCTAACATCATGGGATGCCGTAATGCCCTTGATTATGGCTACCAGCAGAATGGCGCATGGATGATGCACCAGTCGATCTGGTCTACCATCCTGCAACTGGCCGACTCACAGAGCCGCCCACTGTTCCTCGACCTGCTCAACGGTAACCAGCCACGCCTGCTCGGTTATCCAGTCATCGTGAATAACGCAATGGCCAGCTCGATTGCTGCCAATGCCAAAACTGTATTGTTTGGAGATTTCTCCAAATATTACATCCGTGATGCCGGTGATATCGAAATCATCCGCATGAACGAACGCTATGCTGATGCCTATCAGACGGGCTTTATGGCAGTCCGCCGCTCTGACGCCAAGGTGGCTCAGAGCGCCGCGATCGTCCGTATCACTCAGCCAGCAACCTAATGTGGAGTAGACTCATGAGAGTGAAAATACTCATACATTGCGTAGGCACTCTCGTGAGCTACATGCCCGGTGAGGTTCTGGACATTGTTGGCGATGACGCCCAGCGGCTCGTATCCGCTGGGCTCGCCGAGCCCTATCAGGAGCCAACAGCACTGGCTCCACCACCTTTAGACATCGCAGACAATAAGCGCCGTAAAAACGTGGAGAAGAGATGAATATCAAGATCCTCGCGCGTGGTACCGCTGAGCCAGTCACGCTGGCTGAGGCGAAACTGCACATGCGCGTGGACCTGAGCGATGATGATGCGCTCATCACTGCGATGATCAGCGCGGCACGTGAAATGGTAGAGCGTTACACTAGCCGCACCCTGATCTATACCGCATACCGACTCACCATGGACAACTGGCCGTACGACATCGAGCTGCCAAGGTCGCCTGCGATCGAGGCTGCCGCTAACTTGATCACTGGCATCGCATACATCACACCGCGGATCCGATACTACGACGGTGATGGTAATCAGCAGACGATGACGTATGCCGCCAATGACTTTGAAATTCTCCTCGACAACAACCCGCCGCTGCTCGTGCTGCCACCGAGCGGCATGTGGCCAATCACCTATCCGCTTCAACGTGGCGCAATCGAGATTGATTGGATCGCAGGCTATGGCTCAGCAAGCACGGGCATACCGCAGCTCCTGCGCCTCGCAATCATGATGCTCGTCGCGCATTGGTACGAGCACCGGGAAGCAGTTGGATCGTTCGGATCTGAAGTCCCGCTGGCAGTCGATAGCGTGCTCAGGCTCTACAGCGACGGAGGGTATAGCTGATGCCCGCCGCCACCGTAGTAGGAGACATGCGCCGTCGCGTAGCCTTGCAGGCTGCGACCGATGCGCTCGATGACTACGGTCAGGCGATCCGCACATGGGCGACCTACGCGACCGTCTGGGCCAGCGTTATATCGACTCCAGGCAGCGAGCCACAGAGCGCTCTGATGCAGTCATCAGTCACGACCTACACGATCACAATGCGATACCGCACTGATGTGCTACCGACTCACCGCATGATCTACGGAGAGATCACTCTCAACATCGTGGGATTAAGCACCGTTGATGGTGTAAATAAACACCTCAAGATCACGGCTATACAGGTCGAGTCAGATCCGCCAGCGACCACGACCAGCACGACAACAACGGCAGCACCTACGACCACCACCACCACCACGACTGGGGGTGCGTGATGGCTATACGCAGCGCGCTCAATATCGATGGGCTAGTAGAGCTGGTCGCCAAGCTCAAAAAATTCCCGGTAGCTATCCGTACAGCATTACGTCGAACGGCTCGTAAGGTCGGCGGTCAGGTCGCCAAGGTGGCCAAGGCTAAGGCACCTAATCGAAAAGAGACAATGCGTGTCGGCGATCAGTTGGTGCGCATGTATGGCGCTAGCCAAGCGCTCAAAAAGAGCATCGGCGTCAAGGTCGCCACGACCCGCAAGGGCGCGGTGAATGCAATCATTGGGCCAAAGCGCAATAGCGAGGCCAAAGTATTCATCGCCTACTACAAGCCGACTGCCGCCAAAAAAGCACAGCGCAACGTCACGATCACAATAAAGCCCGCCAAGTATGCACATCTGGTGGAAAATGGATTTACCGCCAAAATTTGGGCCAGCAATAAGCGAATAAGAGTTAGCCCCAAACCTTTCTTACGCCCTGCGCTCGACTCCAATAGTGGGCAGGTTTCCGACATCACCGTCGATTATCTCCAGATGGCTATCGACGACCTGATCGCCAAGGGCAAAATCAGCCCCGACATGGGGAGTGATACATGAGTGCCCTTGGCAAACTCCTGCGCACCTACCTCGTCGGTCGCAGCAATTACTCCACGACCATACCCGGTGGCATATCGCCCGAGAATGCGCCAGTGGGCTCATCTCTGCCCTATGTCGTCTACCAAGGCATCAGCACTCAGCGACAGATGCTCCTCAGGGGCACACCAGCGGTGATCACAGAGCGTGTTACGCTGACGGCAGTGGCTGAGACTCGATCGGGTGCGCAAGGCGTCCTAGTGTGGATCGCGGCACAGATCGAGGCTACACCAGGGCGACAGACAGTAGACGGCACGATAGTCCATCACTGGCGCATCGAGGAAGCGCAGGATCAATCCGAGCTCGGGGGAGATGGGACCGACGAGCTAGCACGCTTGACTACAATTGACGTAGTCGGCACATACCAGTAAAGGAGTCTCGACATGCCAAATGTTCTTGGACCGGGAACGACCGCAGCCTACGCGACGCTGAGCAGCAGCACCGCAGGCACTACAGCAGCTCTCAGCGGGCTGATCAGCATCGCGGCTAATGCACGATCTACGACGTTCGCCGATGTGACCGCACTGAGCGACACGAAAATGCAGCGCGTGCCAGTGCGCAACGACCCAGGCACAGTGCAATTTACGCTGTTCCTCGACGATACCGCGACT